TGATACAAAACGATGAAAGTTGTTGAAGTCCCCGGCTTTGTTTTCAAAGTCAAGCCCTTCCAAGTGTTCCTCACCATTACGCATTTGCTTGCGAATAGTGATGTTTGCTCCCTCGCTGTATTCGGGAATATTCATCAGCGTATTGAGTCGGGACAATTCTAATAGTCCAAACACACCGATAAAATCATTCAGTGGTTGATGAAATTTGCCACGAATCACAACAGTGGTTTCCTCGTCTACAGCCAGCAACTCGGTAGAGTCCGGTGTACCAGTGATCTTGCAAATGCTTAGTGGGTCAAACGGGCTGCAGTGCTTTACGATGTCTTTGATGTAGTCAATCATGTGTATTCCTTGTAGTGTTATGATGATATTTAGATTGTAGCATACCTGCTACGAAAAAAACAAGTTAAATGAGTTCTTGGTATTGGTGTCATGCGCCAAATCCCACTTGAGCACACCCAACAAGTTGGAGACCTTTTTGTCCACAATAGCTGCTTCCATTTCACTGTCGTCAAATGGCAGTTCCAAGAACCACTGTGGCAGACGCTGTTCGTCAATGGGATAAGCTACACTGGTATAGCCAATGGGGTTATTACGCAGTTTGCAAACAATGACCTTTTGACCATCTACTATTCGCATGGCATAGTTGTCCCGATTCATTTCACGCAGACTATTCCAATTCAGTGCTGCTCGCACATGTCCGGGCATATTGGCACGACCCTGTCGTGCTTCTTTTTCTCGGTAGCTGGTCAAATTATTAACACGCTTGGGAGTACCTTTGTGCCAAGGCTGTAAGGCTTCAAACTTGTGCTTGAATTCCAAAATACGTTCCACGGCATGAGCTCGATCGCTGCCTGACAGTATGTCTAGCAGTAAGCTGCTGAGAAACTCTTGTACCACTTTGGGAGTGTCTGATCTTTTGAGATCTAGCCCCATGGCCTTGACCTTGCCCGGCTTACCGTCAACATCTAGCCGTTTGCCTTCTTTGTCATAAATCAAGATAGCATAGCGTTTTTTAGTAATAAACAAGCCTTTGGTGCCTACCAATTCTCTACCACAACGTATAATCTTACCGTTGTTAAGTGGGCAATGAAATGCTGTCACCATGAACTCGGGAAAACTTTCATTGACTGCAGCACCAATTTGGTCATACAGTGCAACTACAGTTTCTTTGGTCCAAGTAATTTCGCCACGCTCTACTCGATCTCGAAGTACTGGCCAAGCTGAGAAAATAACCGAGTCAGTGTCACCGTATTGAATACTGCGTCCAACGTAGTCGTATTCTCCATCAAGTATTTCATTGACTCGAGCAGCCATGTGTTTAACAATGACTCGACCAGTTAGCGTAGTGCTTTGTCCAATGCGGTGATCTTCAAATCTACAACCTTTATTGAGTAGCGCACCATATAAACTGTTCAAGTTAATTTTTTTAACCAGTTGCAGCTTGTCATAGTATTCATACTGTTCTTGATCTACACCGTTGTGTTTTTTGGCTTCAGCTTGCAGAGTTTTACGTTCGGCGTACCAACGTGCTAGCAGTCCCGGTACAATTCCGGGACGCTCTGTAGTAAAGACGGTGCCATTGGCACTTAATGACCAAGGGCGGTTTTCGGCAAACAGTAGCGAGTGAATTTCGGCTGCTGAATGTTCAGTGATACGATTATCCTTTTCCCAGTCGATCATGATCATCATACTGGTGTCACGATTCATAACTGCTTGATATTCTAATGTACCAAACATGCCCTCCCATGCTTCAGCAAAGTTAGCGCCTTGTGCCATTTTGTCGGCAATGTAACGATCTGTATAAGTAGGGCGCAACTGTGCGACGATAGTTTCGGGAGCCATGTTCAGTGCACGAATTACTGACGGATACAGACTGTTGATGTCTAGCCCGCCAATCCATTCATGCAGTCCTTTTTTAGGATAGGCCACATACGCACCAGCAGCACCGTTGTCTTCTTCTTCGCCATCGCTGTTGAATTTAGGAGCAGCCCGCTTTTTTCTGTTGGGAACGATTAGTCCTTGGCTGTGACACTCGTTGATAATGGCCTGTTCTGTAACTGCTACGGCACCCATAACAGTGGGCAACAACACAGTGTTCTCATGTGCAATTGTGTTGGCTAGATCTAAGAACTTGAGTTTTTGATCAATACGCACTACTAACATAACGTCCTGTCGGTTATAGTCAATAAACTTGCGCCAATCATTGTTGTAAAGCTGTTCTAGTGTACCGTCATAGCTGACTTTACTGCCTAGTCCCTCGTACTCGCCAATGGCATCCAAACTATAGCTATGGCGTTCTTCATAGTTGTATTTGCGATACAGTTGCATATAGTCCATGTGCACTCGGCCCAACAAGTCATATGTTTCCTGTTCTGCGCCAAAGCGTTCAAATGTTCTACGTTTAGGAAATTGCCCCCACAAACACATACGTCTGGTGTCGTCTCGACTCAGTACCTTGATGATACGGTTAATAGTGTAGGGAATGTCAAACCCCTCACTGTTCCATCCAGTCAGTACATCTGCGTCATCAATCAAGTCTAGGAAAGTACTCAGCATGTCGCCTTCACGTTCAAACACTATCGTGTCATCAAATGTGTTGGCAATCTTTGTGGCTTCTTCCAGTGTCAGCGTGGGTGGTGGCATTACCAGTGTAACACATTTTTCCAACCAAGACAAGTAAACTGTAATTGAAGTAATACGGTTAAACGGATCCTCGGGCGGAGCATACCCACGTTCCGGATGAAACGCTACCTCAATGTCGAAAATTGCTGAATGTAGTCTAGGTGCTCGTTGTCCAAGATAGTTGTCGCCGAGGCAACGAAACACTGGGTTAATGTCACTTTCCCAAATGCGTTGGCTGCTGTAGATTTTAATTTCTTTTTGAAATTCTTTTAAATTTCTTGTGCGATACTGTGTTACTGGGTTGCCATAAATGGTTTTATGCCGTCCCCCTGGGTCATCGTGATAAAACACATATTCTGCAGAGTATTCTTGGTATACACGCCGCCCGTCAACACGTTCAACCACGTGGATAGTATTGGCGTTTTTGTCATGTAGTGCGTCAACGTAACTGATAATAGCTCTCCTGATTACGCACTAGTATACAGAAAAAGCCTGGCTAACGCAACTCCGTCAATGGTGACAAGCAAGAGGTAGTTAGCCAACATGCCCAATGAGCGGCGACTCCAAGCACACCAGGCATAGATAGCACAACTAGTAATCCAAGCGGGATAAAGAGCCACAAGTGGAGGGTTTGGTACTGTTCCAGCCATGACAACAGCACACCCAATACTAAGAGCCCAAGCAACCAACTCCATAACAAAGCGTATACGATTGGATCCATAGTCGTCTTTTATCCACTGTAAGGTGGGCCTAAATAAATTGTGTAGCATAATATTTACACTTAGAGGGTGCGGCCAACAGTTTCAAGAATATCCTGCACTGTTTGATTGTCTTTGTTAACATCAGTTAACTTGCTCTTTTGAGCAATCTTAATGGCTTTTTTCAGCAGTGCTGGTTTGATTTCCAACTCTTCAGCCACTGCTTTGATGGTGTCTGACAACCCTTCGTTAAGGGTTTCAATTTCGGTGTAGATTTGAATGCCCTCGTTGACTAGACTGGTCAATTTGGCTTTTTGTTCACCGGAAAACATTCTTCCTGACATACGGACTCCTTGAGTAATGCAGTGCATTATACAGCATTACTGGAGTCTAGAGCAAGTGGGATTTACTCTTTTAGTGTGCTGCGTAGCATCCAACGATGCTTTTTGAACGCGTCTTGACGTTCAGCTAGGATATTGCTGAGGCCATGTTGATGTTCAAGTTCAGCAAAATGATAAGCCATTTCCAATGACTTTAGTACCGTGCTGATATCTTCTAATAGAACAGCAGCCATGTCGCGGGCATCACGGACGACGGCCTCTTCTTCAATACCACTGAGTTCGCGCAGAGCAACAGTGCTCATGGGAGCATAAGCGTCTAGTGCACGAAGTTCTTCAGCTAGCGTATCAATACTGCCGTAGACTTCTTCGTAAATTTTACCAAACAGATCATGAAACTGAGCAAACAGTATGCCCTCAACGTTCCAATGTGATTGTTGTGCTTTGTAGTAAAACATGAAGCTGTCGGCTAGGGCAGCTTTTAGTGCTAGTATGACTTTTTCCATTTTGTTATCTCATTTCGATATATGCGCGGTCGTTTACAAAATAAACAACATAACTACCTAAACCTCTAAAGCCTAATTGTGCTGCTTCAACTCTGGCTTGTATAGTACCTGGGCCAAAACGCGGCCTAGGATCGTCGGGCTGTAGAACGGTTCCCTGATACTCTTTGCCATTAAATGTCACTGTAGCTTGCGCTCCACTGGTACGCTCCACTGAATCGACCTGTGGTAATTTTTTGATATAATCGGCGCGAGTTTGTTGTACAGTTGGCTGAGCTAACGGAGTATGGAAATCAGCAGTCTGCGCTTGTGCACCACCGCCACCTAGTGCAGCAGCACCAGCTAAGGCAGCACCAGCTAGAGCACTTTTCCAACCTTCGTCGGTTTGGTAATAGCTTTCGCTTACTTGCTTTTCTTGCTTTCTTAGAGCAGCAATTTCAGCTTCAATCTTTTTGGTACGCTCAGCCCATTGTTTCTCCATAGCATCAAGATCAATACCGTGTTTGGTTTTCAAACGGTTGTTAAAACGCTCTTGTGCTGAAGGCTTTTGTTTGGCTTCGCCTACCTGCTTCTCTCGATTACGACGCTTCTGATAGTCAGTTTGCTGTGGAGTACGTTTAGCGGGTGGCTTAACTCCAGCAATGCGATCTTCCTCATTTTTGCGACGCTGGAAGTAATCGCTGGTTGCTTCCTTCACATCTTGTTCGTCATCGTCAATTTCTATACCTTTAGTACCACGGTTTTTCCAAGTTATTCCCAAACCAGCATCTAAGTTTTTAACTAGTCTTTTGTCGACTCTGTCTGAATCCCAGGCATTCGGCCTAGGCACGCCTGGGATGTCTCTTACTTCTCCTGCCCCATATTTGTCGGTCGCTCGATGAATAAGCCCAGTTTTAGTTTTAGTAACTTCCCCTTCCGCCATATTGTGCTCGTCGCTGATTTCAATTGCTTCGCCACCAGCCTCATGTGCTAATTCTTGTATAGCGCCCCAATACCGACGTGGGGTAGTCATGTATTCGCCATCCCAGTCAATACGTGAATTAAAACGACCCATGACATGGTTAAAGGCATTTTCATTATCAATTTCAAATGTCACTGAATCATGGAAACTTTCTGTTACACTTTCATTAGGCACACAGTTACGAACCTGCCCGCCATTCTTCCCCGTTTTGGTTCCTTCAGCGTGTTTACCAGGCCAGCATTTTGTATAACCATTGGCATCTTTTTGTCCTTTACGGATTTCACTGAGAGTGCCGTGTGACTTACACATGCCGCAGTCGGGGCAAGTCATTTCCATAACCGTGCTTTCAGTCTGCTTGCGCTTACCGGCACAGTGTGCCTTTTGTGAGAAACCTTTGGGGTGACTACAGTTGATACTATTCTTATACTTTTGGCTCCAACCTTCCGCCACACCTTGCTCATTATCCGATTCGCCGTATTCTTCAAACTCATCAATTGTATACTGGCGATGATCGTTGCTGCCAATTTTATACAACACCATGGCAGTATAATCGTCACCAAATTCTGGTTTCCATCCTAGTAGGCTCAGTTTGCGTTCTGCTTGGGCTGAGTCTCCGGCCTCGGACCAAATTTCCCATGCAAGGTGAAACAGCAAGTCTTCGTATTCGTCGCTGCCTGGCCCTGACTCTGGCTTTTCTGCAAATTCGTTCAAGCCTTCCGCCACACCTTGTTCAGGCAATACACCTTTGGGACCTGCCATGGGTTTTGTTTTTAGTCTTTGCTTTGTATCTTGTTGATGTTGTGTTCTATAATGCGGTGATTCTACTTGGTCAAGGTTCATCATTCTGGCAAAATTATCAGCAGCACGATCTATTCCACGATTTACTCCGCGGTTAGATAAGTTAGAATATTTATTTTCTGAACCACTTTCCGCTACACCCTGCTGGGCAGGAACGTACCCGATTGGCAGTCCTTGTGCATCAGGATTGCAACAGTAAGTATGGCCATTGTCTTCTTGAGTAATCCAAGCACCTTTTTCTACTGTTTGATTACCCCAGCTGGTTTCAATTTGTTTATTCTCTACACCTAATTCGGCTGCTGAGATCATTGGAGTAGGGACCCGCTTGATATATAATGGAAACTGGGCAGCATCTAGTCCCAACTGGTCCAGCAGCGTAATTGACGGGATCTTGGAACGAGGCTTAGGCTCAGTTGGCAGACGCCCAGTGTATTTCACATACTTTTGTAATACGTCTGGTCCGGCAATGTAAATGTCGGGCTGTCCGTCTTTCATTTGGAAAATGTACATGCCCTTACCGGCATGCTCATCTGTGTACGAGGTTGAATCCACTTGACCAGCTAGTTGTCTAACCTTGGCAGCTGTTTTGGGTGGCATTAATTTTGCTAGGGACGCTGCGGGAACAATGGCCACTGGTACTGCTTTAATAAACATTTTAGCCTTGGCTTTGTTTGCTGTCCATGCCTGTGCTATTTGTTTCTGTGGAACAATTGACTGTTCATCGGATTCTGACACAGGTGTTTGATTAGTCATGCTTGCAAATGTTTCTGGGGCAAACTGCTGTAGAGCAATCTGAGCGTATTTGAATCTAGGTTCGTAGCCGTGACCAACTTCGTATTTGTTTTGTATGGCTTTTACTGCACCTACAAGATCATTTGGTGTGGCTTGTAATGCTGCATTAGCACGAGCATGACTACGACCCAGTTCATTTATAACAAAATTTAATTGTGTTCTTAGATCAGAGACGGGAGTGCCTTGTTGAGCAGCAAATTTTTTAAGTGCTTCTAGACGGTCCAACTTCCATTGTGCTAGTCCAAAGCTAGGGCTACCTGCATCATTTGGGTTTAATGCACTCCCGCTGAATCCACTTTCGTGGGCAAAATTGCCCACGAATGCTGCTGCTTGTATGTCATTGTATCCTTTACTTTTAAAGAAATCAAATACTGTTTTTGCTATTGACGGGTTTGGCAATGCACCAGAGATTTTTGCGTACCCACGTTGTACGGCTGCTTTGACGCCTTGCAAGAAAGGATTGTTAGTAATACCTTTGTTTTGCAATACCGAGTTGGCAGTGGAATAGGTACTGCTGCCTACAGTTCCGTCCGCTGGTAATTTATTTGACTGTTGAAATTCAATAGTATCTTGTTTGGTTTCATTGCCAAATTTACCATCGACTGCGGTGCCTAATCCCAATTTGTTCAAAGTCCATTGCCAGGCTTTGACTAGATCACCGGTAGATCCCACTCGAATAAGGGCGGCATTGGTTGGAAACAGTCCAGTTTCAGCGGCTTCTTTGATGGGTTTTTGTCCAGTATATTCTCTGGCACGACGTGCATGGTCTAATACATCACCGGGTGTTGGTTGCTTTTTATTGTTAACTTCTTTTACTTTACGCCGCTGTGTTGCGCCTAGTGATGCTACTACACTGCCAAAGGCTCCGGCTGTGTTCTCGTTAACAACGTCATTTAATTTCATTTTCTTTCCTTCGGTGATTTTACTGGCTAATAAATTTACTAATCGTGGACTATCAGTACCTAATATTCCTCGAGTCATCTTGGCTTTGTCTGTTGCATTAGCAGCAGCGAATTCTTTACGAAACTCTGTTGCTGAACGCATGGGTTTCCCATCAACTTGAAAATCTAATGTAGGAACTACAAATATATATCCATGTTTATCAAAGTCTTCCATTTCAGAGACCTTGTTGGGTGCAGGTTGAAAGTAAGCGGGTGTGCCATCACGTCGAGTCCAAGACTTAAATCTAGGATCTTCGGCCATGTCCTTGGCACTGACAGCAAATAATAATTTGGTATCACGCGGATCGTATTGGCTAGTAATTTCTACGGCTTTATATGGATCACGTGTTTGTACGACACGGCTGGGATCTATACCAGTAGCAGCAATGATCTGCTGTTTTTCAGCAAAGTTAAAAGGACTACGCGGGGGGTCTACTTTGTCACTGGTAGCAATGTAAACATTTTCTACGCCAAATTGGCGTACCAATGCATCATAAACACTCTTATGACCAAGGTGCCAAGGTTGAAAACGTCCAGGATAAATTGCAATAACTTTCATTAAATTATTTAGCCAAAAGTGAAAAAGCCCAGTATGTCTAAACACACTGGGCTAATGACAACACTAGAATTTAATTTGAATATTGGACTTTTACTATAACGCCAGCAGTAAATGATTCTACTGCAGCTCTTATCCATAATATATTGCCAGTATATGTGCGAGTAGCAGAAACTGCAGGACCAGGGGCAGCAACAGTGATACGAGTTGAGTCTATTGTGACCCAATCTGCACCTGTTGGGGCAGTTGCCAAACTTGCTTGAATAACAATTGAACCTACGAAATTTGAATCAACAAAGTACGCAAATGTGTGGATACCGTGTTTATCACCACGATACCCATCACCAGCAAACTTTGGTGAGTAAAACGGTGGCGTTAGTCCAGCATAGGTTCCGGTACTGGCTCCGTACACTACATTGGACATCAGTGTTTGGGAAATCACGCCTTGACCTCAACTATGACGTCTTTCTCTCCCAACATTTCAGGAAGAATTTCTTGAAGCACAGTTTCAAGATTTTGAATCACCGAGTCTGTGTCGTAGGCGAAAGCATAAGCATCGCTGTCTCGACCAATTTTGCTAATTTCAATAGTGAGTTTTTCTGTAAAGATCTTTGCCATTTTTTTCGCCTTGTCGATTATTTATGGCTCGGTCATGATTAATTGGATCTTTTTAATGAATTTTGGATCTACTAATTGAATCCAAACAGTATGTCCGAGATCGTTACAGTAGTAATAATTATTATAGAGATAATTATATCTTGTCAATTGATGCTTTACGCCGGTAGTGAAGGAAAAATTATCTGAATCCTCAGCTTCTGATTTTAATAATTCATTAACTGCATCAGCATGCCGTCGCATCATGCCATCAACAATGGTAATTTTGTATTGAAATTTGAAATTTTTACCACGAAATAGTCCGTCGTTGAGCAAATGATCTTGACGTGCTTGAGTCAAAGGAAATTCCATTGCAGTGAGATATGTGTCAACACTGCTGATGTTAAACGCTAAATCAATGTGGGTTAACAATTGCCAAGCGACATCGGCATTGGTTACAAATACAGCAACTAAATTGCTTTCTTTCCTAACACGCCCTACACTGTAATTTAATTCCGATGTGTTTAGATATGCCTTTGCAACCGAAACAAAGTTTTCGGGGAGGCACCGAAAGTCGACGAATTCAAAATCAAACACCAGTTTGATTGGATATTGTCCAAAGTACAGTTTCCCAGGCTCTTTAAAAGAGATTTCGGTATTAGTCTGGAGAATTGACGATAATAAGTCCATTTTCACTCACATGTGGATAGTTAAAAGGAATTTGTGGATAAATTGCGTTGGGCTCGGTCTTTAAATAGTTGATGGTTAGTTCGCCATCTTCGGCTTTGACAAACACTGTAGATCCTTCAGGAATATTTTCAAATAATATCTTTTTAGCCAGCGGCACTTTGATCAACTCGTTGATTTTGCGTTCCATAGGCCTTGCACCGTTTTTAGCATCGTAGCCCACTTTTACCAAGTGATCAATAGCACTTTCAACTAGCCTAACACGAATACCACGTTCAACTAAATTTGCATTTAATTCATCAATGAATTTGCCAATCACTAGTCTAATGCTGTCTTGACTCAGCCGATTAAACTTGCATACAGCATCCAGTCTGTTTCTAAATTCAGGTTTAAAGAAGTCCTTAACGGCTGCATCATCTTCACCAGTGCGTTCAATTGACCCAAAGCCAATGGTGTTGCGTTCGTTATCGGCTGCGCCTAGGTTACTAGTAAGAATAACAATAGCATTGCGAGCGTCAGCTCGTTTGCCATTGGAGCCAGTAACATGGCCTTCGTCCATAAGTTGTAATAGTATGTTGCTAACATCGGGGTGTGCCTTTTCAATTTCATCAAATAACAGTACAGAATAGGGATTTTTTTCCAGTTCTTTAATCAATAAGCCGCCTGACAAATTACTGTCTTCGTAGCCTACATATCCCGGGGGAGCGCCAACCAGTCTACTGACATTGTGCTTTTCTTGATACTCGCTCATGTCAAATCTGATCATGGCCATACCCAAGTTTTCTGCCAACAATTTGGCAAACAGTGTTTTGCCAGTGCCAGTTGGGCCGGTGAGTAAGAATGATCCAGTGGGGTTGTTGCCGCTTTTTAAGCCGGCCTGTGCTACATAAATACGTTCCAATACCGTGTCAACTACTGCATCTTGACCGTACAGTCGTGCCTTGATATTCTTGTCAAGATCCACAACAGTTTTACTGCTCTCGTTCTCCAACTTGTCTAGTGGGATACGAGCAGTCTTGCTAACTATCTCAGCAATTTCTCGTCGATCAACTGTCCACTCGCTGTCAGGATTGGCAATCTTTTTACGAGCACAGGCTAGGTCGATTAAGTCAATGGCTTTGTCGGGCAATTTGCGATCTACGATGTACTTGACCGCGTAGTCTACCGCTGAATCAATTGCAGAGTCGGTAATTGTTCCTTTATGAAATTCTTCGAAGCTGCCCCGAATACCACGCAGTATTTCCTTGGCCACTGCCGGAGCAGGTTCGTCTACACTGAGCCTATAGAATCTACGCATTAACGCACGATCCTTTTCAAAACTTTGGGTGTATTCTTCCCAAGTTGTACTGGCAATTACTTTAACATCGCCGCGAGCCAGTGCCGGCTTGATCATGTTGGCAAAGTCTACACTGCTGGATCCGTTTGATCCAGCTCCTTTGACTTGATGTGCTTCGTCAATAAACAGTATAACATTGCCTTTGACTGCCGCAGCTTTCAGTACTTCTTTTACACGTTCTTCAAACTCGCCTCGATACTTGCTACCTGCCAGCAATTGCCCAATGTCGAGATTTCTTACTTCGTGTCCGGCCAACACTGGGGGAGCAGTACCGTCAACAATTTGTTTAGCTAGACCTTCTACTACGGCTGTTTTACCTACACCGGCATCGCCTACCAGCAGCACATTCTTTTTGGTCTTGCGAGCCAGTATCTCCACTAGGTCCTGTACTTCTTGATCTCGACCAATTAGTTCGTTAATTTTCTTTTGTTGAGCCAGCTCATTAAAATTCTCAGTATACTCGTTTAATACTTTGTTAGCCTTAGCTATTGCAAGAGATTGGTTATTTGGGGTGTTGGTAACCTCGGCGTTTTCTACATAGTTATGTTGGTAATAATCTACGAACTCGCCAATGTCTACGCCGTGTAGACTTAAAAAATATGCAGCATGACTGTTTTGATCACTGGCGATACTGACCAGTATGTCAATCAACTTGACTGAGGTTCTGCCAGAAAACATTACATGAGTAAATGCACGATTAAACACACGCTCGAGCGACTGTGTTTTTTTAGGTAAAGATTTCTTAGATTTTGACAAATTTGGTAAACTGCTGACATAAACAGTTAGATCCCTAGTGAGAGCCTCGACGTCGGTGCCAAAACTGCCAAGTAATTTATTAAAATTTTCGTACCCAATTAATCCCAATAACAAATGCTCGGTAGTTACATATTCACTAGATCCAGCTTCGGCTATGGTTTTCGCTTGTGTGATTACGTGGTCTAGTTCGGAGGTGTAATTCAAAGCTGTTCCTTTTTTTGATGCATTGTAATGCCGTTCAAATGGTCGAATTCATGTAAAAAACATCTGGCTGATAATCCGGTTAGTGTTTCGTTTACCAACTGACCGGCTACATCACGATATTGTACTGTGATTTGTGTGGGTCTGCTGATAGCCAAGTATTCTTGTGGAAAACTTAAACAGCCCTCAGTCATTATACACGATTCTTTACTCACAGTCAATATTTCCGGATTGACCACAACACGCCGTTGTTGGTCGGTGTCCATAACAAATATTCTTCGAGGAATCCCGCACTGAGGGGCTGCTAGCCCAATTCCTTGTTTATTAGCCATAGTAGTAAACAAGGCCTGGGCTAGATCTCGCACAAATTTGGTTTGTGTGTAGTCAACCGGTTGAGCTACTTGGTGCAGTACTCGTTTACTTAACCGCATCAGCAAT